TTCAATAAAGACAATCCTTTTATTGAATTATTCTTTCACTATAATCTGAACAATCGTTCTTACTTATCACCAATTTCTTTTGGTAGACCAGACCCTATCGAAGAGTTTGCTCAAAAACTAAAAGGTAGTGGTAGTAAAGAGGATTATCAGCTATCAAGAAAACTCGAGGCAAAGATGAGAACCTTTGCACCAGTTATCGTTAGAGGTGAGGAGAAACAAGGTGTTAAGTTTTGGGGATTTGGTAAAACAGTTTATCAAGAACTATTATCAATTATCGCAGACCCTGATTATGGTGATATCACAGACCCAGTCAATGGTCGTGATGTTGTAGTTGAATTTATTTCAGCTGAAGAGACAGGTGCGAGTTATCCAAAAACTAACATTCGTGTTAAACCTAATCAAACACCAATTTCTGATGAACCAGAAGTTATCGAGTTGGTAAAAACACAACAAGATATTAAGGAAATCTATCAAGAGTTATCTTATGATGACCTTACTGATGTGTTGAATGAATGGTTAAATCCAAGTGAAGATGATG